ATGAATACACTCCACAGAATCCCCTCCGCCGTCCGCGCTGCGCTCGTTCTCATCGTCTCAGGCGTCCTCCTGGGATTGGGAACCGATTTGTACCTCATCTGTAAGCAGTTCCTGCTCCGGCTGCTCTCATAACCGCATCTGCGTGGGAATCGATCGATAGGGATCGGGCTTCTTCTCGTCGTAGCGGAGATGCGGCTTGTGTCTGGTATCTGACATCGCCTTGCGGCCCCTACAGTATTAGTCGTCCAGTTATCGCGGCCGCTGCCCGCGACCATGGACCGGAATGGCGCGGCGAGGATCGGTCGGTGGCGTGCACCGTACGCAGCGCGGGACGCCGGCGGTGGGCTGGCGACAGCTCGGGCAGCTCGGCACCGGCCTCGGCCGGTTCGGGTCCTGAGCGCGTATCCGGAGTCGCCCGCTCATGCCACGCTTCCCCACCCGACCGCCGTGGCAAGCGTGCGAATGGCCTCGGCGAACGCCGCCAGGCCGCAAAAGTTGTCGCGCTCGCCGGCCTCGCGGCGCTCGATGTAGTGGCGCACCAGCTCCATTTCGTCACGCTCCAGTACCGCGGCCAGCCCGGCGTAGTTGCCGTTGCGCGCCTGCGGATTGCGGATCGCCCTCCCCTTCCCCAGCACCGACAAGATCCGCTCCCGCTTCAGCGCCTTAGTCCAAATTCGTCTGCTCATGCCAATGTCTCCTCCTCTCCGGTCGTAGCCTCCAATTCGGTCACGTAGGAGTGTGTCATTGCGGGCGTTCCACTCGCCTTGGTTCGATGGACGTGGCCGAAACGCTGCCGAGCTTCCGCGCCTCCTCGTTTGGGCCGGTGGCCCGCTCGCTTCGGGAGGCGCGCGTGGTCGTCGCCGTCTTCCACCGCTCGTTGCCACCGGCGCCGCTGGTCGGGATGCCGGTCGCCGGGTTGCCGGTCCGGGCCGACTGGTTGAGGAGTGGGACGCGCTCGGCGGCGATCTCGGTTGGGATGCCATGTCCCGTGGCGTACTCCGCCGCCTCGTCCGCCGTGACATACCCGAGCCGTTCCGCCAGCTCCGCCCCTTTGAGCTTAAGCATGAAGGTCTGGGCGTCCCGCAGCTCCTCCGCCGCTCGCACCTCGGCGAAGCGAACCTTGACGGTGGCGACGATCCCCTGCACCTGCAGGGCCAGCGAGAGCAGCCGCCCGAGCAGGGTTTCGGCGTAGTGCTGCACCGTCTTGACCCCGGCGGCGTGGATCTCCCACTGCCGGTTGGCGTTCGCCTCACTCACCCCGTCGGTGATTCCCATCAGAAGCGGCATTGACTTGAGGGCGCGGGTCGCCATTCGCTCCAGCGCCTCAATCATCCCGACCGCCCCGCCCATCACCGAGGAATCGACGGCGCCTGGCGCCCGGTTGACTTCGATCGGGTCGGTGTGGACGAAGGCGTCGTCCGGTTCGAGCCGGGCATAGTTGCGGGAGATGGCGGCGATCAACTCGTCGACCTTCTGCTCGAACTCCTGCTCATCGAGCGTGCGGAAGGCGTCGCGCAGCTTCTCCAGGTTGAGCACGATGTCAGTGCGCGGATACCCCTGCTGGGCGATCACCCGCCGCAGATCGTGCAGCACACCGAGGAGAAAGACCGAAGTGAAGATGGCCGGCGCCAGCATCGGCCGGCCGTAGGGGCTGCCCGGCTCCGGATCAAGCGGGATGTAGATGATGGTTGGCCCATCGAAGGTGACGAACTGTCCATCCTGCCACTGGCCCGGAATCCAGCTCGGTCCGCGGTCGCGAATCGTCTGGAGCTGGAAGCGGACGGAAGCCGGGTCGGGCGTGGCGATATCAAGCGGGACGCGCCCGGTCCGGTCGAGCACCAGCTCGGCGAAGAAGGCGCCACGGGTGAGCGCGCTCATGAACAACCGGTCGGAGATCGCCTTGAAGGAACCGTGAAACCCCTCCAACCGGCTAACGAACTGATTAAGCACCTCCTGCGCCCGGTCGTCCTGATCACCCGTCCCCGGCTTGCAGGCGATGATCTCGTGCCCCGAGTTGAGCAGTCGCAGCCAGTCCCAGACCGCCCGGCTGGTGTCCGGGCTGATGCTCATCAGGATCGACATCAGCTGGTGCGGAGTCGCCTTGGTGAAGGTGCCGCGGTCGAGGTCGAGCCGCCGCCACTGGCTGAGGTGATCGGGCGGGGGCAGGATGGTCGCGTAGCCGGTTGCCCAGCCAAGGACGCCGTCGGTGCGGGTCTTGACCACGGCGGTCGGGACCGTGGCGCGGACGGTCGATGTCGGGGCGGGCGAAGTGGCGGCGATGCTGACCGGCTGGCCAGTGGGCCGCGCTGCCGCGGCCCGGAGCTCCTTCTGGACCAAGGCGCGGGAGATGCCGAGCTGCGCGGCGACCTCGCGCTGCGATCCGCCCAGGCGGGTCAAGCGCATGATCTCCAGGCGACGCGCTGCCCGCTCGGCGTCGGACAGCCGGGGTGTGGTGCGCCTCGGTTCTCCGGTCATATGGAGCTCCCTTCGGCAACATCAGCGAGGTTGGCGGCCGGCACCGGCTGGGCGCCGGGAAGATCGCGCAGCCAGTCAGCCCGCAGCACCAGCACCTCCATGTGGTCGCGGATCTCCTTGGGGTCCACCCCGGCGTCGAGCAGCCCGAGCGCGTAAATCAGGCGGTAGCCCTTGGCCGGCTCCGGGCCATCAGTCAGGCCGGGCAGCAGGGTCTTGTTGATGGCGATCAGATCCTTGCGGACCATGTTCTCGGAGATGCCGAGGTAGGCGGCGATCTGGTCATAGGACCAGCCGGCCGCCCGCAGGTAGAGGACGCTGCGGCGACGGGTATTCAGGCGGCGGATCGGCGGGTGCTGGCCGGTCGGGGCCGTCGGCTGGCTCATTGGGTGGATCTCCTTTCGCATGTGTTGCTTACCAGCGGCCCTTGGCCGAGCCGGTGGCGACGATCCCCTCGCCGCCGGCGTTGTTCTCGTCGTCGGTGAACCAGAGGATCGCCATCGTCGTCGTGTCCACCTGGTCGTCGTGGCGGGCGTTCGGGAAGAGGGCGTGCTCGGCGATAAAGGCGCCGGTGTCGATCGGCCCCACGGCGTCCTCCTCCCGCTCGGGCAGGTAGAGGCGGCCGCTGGCCTGGTAGCCGGAGATCGAGTGGGCCCGGGCCACCTTGTCCTTCGTTCCGGGGTTGAACGGCTCGATCGGGATGCGGGTCTCCTTGGCGAGTCGCTGGCGAAGGGTGATCCCGGACGCCTTGTTCTCGATGATTAGCCGGTGCGGCCGCCAGCCCGGGGGCAACCCGCGCCAGCGTTGCCACAGCTCCAGGCTGACCTGCTCCAGCTCCGGGTACTCCATCTGCTTCTTGAACAGATCGAGCAGATACCAGCCCTGGCGTCCCTCGGCCCAGAGGGCCAGCACCGAGAAGTCGTTCTCCTGGCCGGCCTCATGGGCGGTGTCGGCGGTGACGATCACGCGGCCGAAGCGCTCAGGCAGCTCCTCGCGGCGGTAGCGGCCCCAGCGGGCGGCCGAGAAGATCGCCCCGCCGAGCGGCACCGGGCGCTGCTGGTGCTGGGAGGAGAAGCCGTAGGCGCCCAGGGCCACCTTGGTCTGCTCGATGACGTGGGGCGGGAAGCGCTCGGGCCACAGTAGCTCGCCCTGCTCGCGCTCGACGGTGCGGCCGCTGACCGGGAAGGCGTGGACCGTCTGCTCCTCGGCGATCGAGGGGATCGCCAGCTTGGTGAAGCCCTGCTCCTCGACGTGGCCGGTGAGATCGTCCTCGTGCAGCCGCTGCATGACGATGACGATCGCGTCCTCGGCCGGGTTGTCGAGCCGGGAGGAGAGGGTCAGGTCGAAGATCCGGTTGGCGGTGCGGCGGGTCGTTTCGGAGAGCGCGTCCTCGGGGTCGACCGGGTCGTCGATGACCAGGCGGTTGCCGCCCTTGCCGGTCTTGGTGCGGGTGGCGTCCATGACGCCCCGCTCGGTGTTCATAAAGAGCTGCTTGCGGTTCTCGTCCCCTTTCAGGTTGACCCGGTCGCCCCAATGCCCCTGATACCAGTCCGACTCGACGATGGCGCGGCGGTCGAGCGAGTGCTTGGTCATCAGGTCGGCCGAGTAGGACCAGAACTGCCAGCGGGTGGCGGGATTGGCGATCCAGGACCAGACCGGCCACATGACGGTGACCAGGATCGACTTCGCGTGCCTCGGGGGCATGTTGATAATCAGCCGCTTGATCTCGCCGGAATCGACCGCCATCAGGTGCTCGGCGATCAGGTCGATGTGCCAGTTGTGCAGGTAGGGGGTGCCCGGCTCGATCACCGGCCAGGCGTGACGGACGAAGGCCGAGAAGGAGCGCTCGCAGCGCACCCGCTCGTCGACGGCCCGGATCAGGGCACGGCCGGCCGGCGAGGTGAGCGCCTGTTGTAGCACCTCCGGGATCTCGAAGCCGGCCGGCGCCGCCGTCATCCGTCGCCCGCCTCCCCGCCATCCTCGTCGGTGGCGTCGACGGCCGCGGCCAGCGCGGCGAGCACGTCGGGCGGGAGCTTGGTCAGCACGTCGGTCAGCTCGACGGTCCGCTGCTGCTCGATCTGGAGCGGTCCCTCGCCGCGGCCGGTCACCTCAGTGCGGGTCTTGCGGCCGTACTCGTCGGGCATCAGCCGCTCCAGCTTCCAGGCGGCGGCCTGCCAGGTCAGCTCGGAGGCTTTCTCGATGGTCGCCAGCCAGCGGATCGAGCGGCGGGCCTCAGCCCCCTTTATCTCCTCCAGAAACTCCACGTCCTCGGCCTGCCACTCGTAGAGCAGCGCTTCGCTGATCCCGGCGTAGAGGGCGGCCAGGCGGCGGGTCGCGCCCATCTCGATTGCCTGGATGATCCGCTTGCGGGCCTCGGGGGTTTTCTTGGTCGGCCGGCCGGTGTCGGGCGTCTGGTCAGCCATGCTCAGCTCCTGACTGCGACCCAGGCCGCGAAGTTCAATTCTTGCCAGATCCGGTCGACGGTCTGGAAGCCGGCCTGGCGCAGCGCGTCCTCGTTCCAGCGAGCGGTCACCGGCACCTGCACGCCCTCCATGCTTTTGGCCTTGGCCGCGATCTCGGCCCAGGAGTAGCCCTGCGCGTGCTTGAACTGGTGGTAGCGGTCGACCAGGAGCCGGTCGGTGATGCCGTTGTCGCCGATCGTTTTCTCGACCAGGATCAGCGCCCCGCCCGGCCGGGTGCTTTCGTAGATCGAGCGGAGGATGCGCTGCCGGTAGTTGATCGGGATGAAGATCAGGGTCAGCACGCAGAGGGTCAGGGAGGCGTCG